GTGTTTGTTTGTGGTTTTGTTTTGTGTTTCTTGGTTTTGTGTTTTGTGTGTTTGTGTTTGCGACACGCGCGGGGCGTGCGTGTTTTGTGTTTTGTGTTGTGGTGTGGTATATTTATATCAGTTGCAGATAGCAACGGTTAGTGAGAGTTAGGTTAGGTGGTTATGATGGATAAAGTATATGATATTCGGATTGAGACCGAGGAATCGGTTATTGTTTACGAGTTCGATACGCCTATTACGTTGGGTCGTTTGTCGAATATTATTGCTAATAATTATGCGAGGTCTTCTGAAATTGTTTCTATTAATGTTTTTAATCGTACGATTAACGATGTTGAGTAGCGATGGCGATTGAAAGAGGTGATTATGATGGGTTTTAGTGGTCTTGCTTATATTGGTCATGTTGAAATTGTTAAGACTGAGTATGGTGTGACGAATGAGAATGTTGATTATACGAGTTATAATCTGTCTCATGTTGTGAAGAGTCGTGAGGTCCAGCCGGTTGTTGGTGAGTTGACTATTTACGATAATGGTACCGCTGTGTATAAGCCTAGGGCCATTGGTTTAGCTACTAAGACTGACATTAATGTTGTTGCGAATTTTGTGCTCATGGTTGTGAAGTCTGATAATTTGTCGTTAAAGGTATGGTGATTGATATGCCTGGTTTTCTCACATTACTATGCTGTATTGCGTTGGCTGTTGGTGTTGAATATGTAGGGAGCAATATATAATGCTAGAGTTTTTGCTCGCGTGGTGTACCGATAGATTTACTCGTTATAATCCTGATGGCGCTGAGCATTATTTTGCTGAGGGGTACTATCGTGGTTGGCTTGATTTGAAAACCGGTCAAGAGGGTAGACCTGATGGCCCCGATTTGTATGACGTGCCAAAATGTTATCGTGGTGACTATGCGCGCGGATATCAGGATGGTTTCGCAGACGGTGTGGAGAATGTGGATGAGGATGATGCGCGTCTTTTAGAAACCGTGTATGATGTTCCTGATTTTTAGGAAAGGTGGTGTATTGTGTCGCAACCGTGGCATAATCGTCGTAAGAGCGTGAAGCGCTATAATGAGCAATTGTATATACCGGTGCGTGACCGTCGTATTTTTGACGATGATCCAGTGCATGGCTCCAAACGTATCGCTATGTTGTTTAGAGGTAATCTGAAACGGCTTTCTCTTCGTAAGATTAGTAAGGGCGCTCCTTGGGAGTTGTTTTGCCGTGGCTGTATGATGCTCGATGAATTATACTCGCATGATGGCTCTCAGATTGCTATTCGTGATAGTGTTGTGGAAATGGCTCATATTTGCGCTAGTCTGTCGGAGCATCCTACGCGACTCGAAGTGCTGAATAGTGCTTTAGATGTCGAAGAAATTACCGGTATCATATACCGACCGTTTATGATAGGCTGGATGGTACTTGTCCATCTTGTTCAGGGTGACGCGTTCGATGTGCAGCATATGTTCCCCGATCACCCTGAATTAGATTACATGGTCTCACGGTGTTTCTTGAGTTTTGACAAACTCGATACTACTCAGTATACTGATTCATGGGTGTTCGACCTGAACACTGATAAACAATTTAAGGATAGGTGAATATTATGGCAGAAAAAATTAAGGGCGGTACGGTAGTTCGTACTCACTGCTATGTGGTGGCTAAGGGTGTTGAAATGACCCCGGCCGGTGACATGCTGGAGCAGGAACACGTCATTGATGGGAAACATGAAGATGTGGAGTATTTGAAGCGCAAGGCGCGCCGAGAATGGCCCGATTTTCTCCCCCGCGAGTTTTCATGGCATAAGCAACGTGCCGAAATGTCCGAACATGATTTTTACGGCATGGCAAAGTTTGGCGACGATGAGGAATACACGCCTAAGCGTGTGTCTGAAGAGCCGTCCGAAGTAGAAGAATAACAAACAAACAAATAGATAGGTATAGGTGAATATTATGGCTAACGAAATTGCAACCGTGAATGCAGTCACTGGAGAAATTGAAGAGACCGAGAGCCGTCCCGTGTCCCAGTTGGTGAACACGCTGAACCCGAAGACGTTTGAGGAGCGTAAGGCCGTGTTTAACGCGGTGAATAATGCTCAGTCTTTGGATGATATGAAAGATAAGCCGATTAAGATTACTGGCGTGGTACAGACCCATAGCGTCCGTATTGACCGCAATACTAACGAAGAGGTTCCCTGCATTGGTACGACGTTGGTTGGTGCCGATGGCACGGGCTACTACTCGCAGTCAGCCGGTATCGCTCGGTCTGCGTATAATCTTGTGGCAGCGTTCGGCGCGAATTGGCCGGAGCCATTGACCGTGCATGTCAAGGCGACCACGTTGGCATCAAAGAACACGCTGAAGACGCTTGTCCTCGATTAGTGTGCTATACTAGTGATGGTTGGCAGTCAATAGCCAACCTCACCTAGCCCAGCGGGTTCACGTCGTATACTGTCAATGCGACGTGACCCCGCTGTTCTATATTTGAGCGGCGGGGGATTATATGGCATCACGGGCCGTGCGTAGGGCACGCAAACAGCATGTAGCGACATTGAGCGCACAGGCGCGCAACAGTGAAGCGCAACGCAATATTACATCATTGAACCAAGTTGACCCGAGCAAGATTGATAGGCTTACCGTGCCGCAGCTACGCCAAGCGGCTCAACTGTATGGGGCGAAACAGGAAGCGCGAAAAGCTCAGATAGTGCAAGCGGCGCAAGCGGATTATTATAACGTGCCGGTAATCCATGCGACGAAACTTGATAGAGAACTGGCATCGCGGCCGCTCATCTCGGATGCTGAAATCGCTAGCGCTCCAATTAAACGGCAGAAAACGTTGCGACAGCAGCAGCGGCGTCGTATTGAGGCGCGGGAAAAATTAGGGCGCGCAAGAGAGTATAATGCGTTGCGGCAGAGTCGGACGGTAGAGCAACAGCAATGGCGGGAACGGCACGGCCTTGACGCGCCGAACCCGAATGTCATGAGCCACGCTCTGAGCGGTAGCCAAGAATTACGCGACATGCTGAATACCGTGAATGTGCTTAATAATCCTGATTTTGTTAAGGGGATGCCCGCAGAGACGCTCAAAAAAGAGCTTAAGGACGCCGCTAAGCGAGTGAAGTCCCCGCGAGAACGGGAGCGTGACGAATTATATAAAGCGTACAAAAAGGCTAATCGTGAGAGAAATAAGAAACGTGTTAAGCAGAAGAAAACACAGTTACAGTATTTGCGTTTTTTGCGACAAACTCAGTTAAAGGGTGCGTTAGGCAAAGACGTGGCGCACCAATTCTCGCGGCTTACTAATAAGCAAGTGCGTTGGCTTATGGATAATACGTCGTTTGGGAAAGCTATTCGTAATTTTATCGGCAATTCTCCCGAACATGGGTCGTGGGAGACGGTACGGAAATATGCGAAAAACAATAAATTCAAGTTCGTTTCTGAGAGTGAAAACCAAAAAGCTAAGGCCAAAAAACAAATATTAGATTTTTTTGAAATGGCAAAAAGGCATTAAACATATGGAACACTATTATATCATTGACGGGGATATTATAGCGGATATTACCGGGAAAACTGAACCATTTGATTTGCGGAAAATAACTCGCATGATGATATCGGCCACGCAACCTAACATTATCTATTGCACAAGCGAAGATACCATATTATCATGGATTTCGTCCATGATGTCACATGGCATCATGCTGAGCAATGGGCGTAAAAATTCGTACAGTGTACTGTGCGGCACGAATCGTATATTATATCACGCTACGTATCGCAATAGCGAGGGTGTGCCGACGCGCATGTTTTTGTTAAGCAACCTCCTCCGTACCACGTCGGCACTTAAGCTCCAGCAATCCTATGGTGGGGGTACACCACTAGAGGCGGGTGTGCGAGCGCTGCGCTCATGCACTGATCTCAATATCTCAGGCATGACCATCGGCGGTGCCGCTATGGCTGAGTATGCGAAAAGCGGTGCGCAATTTATGCGCAACTTTCCCGCCATTCCCGCCGAGTGGGAAAACGATATGCGGACGGGGTATCTTGGCGGCTATATTGCATGTAAGCCTGGCACCTACCATGGGGTAGTTGATTATGATTGCAACAGCATGTATCCGACACAATTACGTAATAAGCCACTCCCCTATGGGGAGCCTGAGCCATACGACGGCGCATATGTCAATGATGAAGACATGCCGCGTCATATCGATGTCATGACATTTCGGGCCGACGTGAAACGTGACGGCTACGCATTTTTAGGCGTCATGGATATGCTATCAGGCGATAGGGCGAGTAGTGTCACGTCAACACGCGGCTATATCACCATGGCATTGACCGATATCGACCAGCAATTACTCTATGATAATTATGACGTGAGCGTGTACCGGTATGAGCACGGATGGAAATTCAAGGCACAACGCGATATGTTTACTGATTATGTTGACCATTGGTATGCGCTTAAGTCAACAAGTAAGGGCGCTCGGCGCAATATCGCTAAACTCATGTTGAACTCGCTGGTAGGAAAATTCGGGACCGTGCCGCGCGACAGTCTGTTAGAGCCGCAGTGGGATAGCGAATCGAATGAGCTATTATGGTCCATTAAGCATGAAACACCCAAAAATTCGCGCCACTATCTCCCTATCGCCATGTTTGTCAATGCGTACGCGCGACAAACATTAATTGCAGCATGTCGCGCTAATACGAACGTTATATCAATAAACACCGACGGCTTTGCTGTTGTGGGCGACGAAGTGCATGGCATTGATATCAGCCCCACGCGCTTGGGACGATGGAAAATTAAAGCAAGATATAAACGATTAGTAATCCTCAACACCGGATGCTACCAAGGCGAGACGGAGGACGGTCATATTAATCTTGTGTGTGCGGGCGTATCGCGCTCTGCGCCGATACCGTGGGAGCAGTTTCGGCACGGTGGTGTTTTTGTTGACGATTATGGTCAGCAAATTGTGCTACACTGAGAGTGGTACAGAGCTAACACTCGTGACTGTATGCGAGAGTCGCGCGAATCAGCGATTGGGTTCGCCGCGCGGCTGAGGGCTGATAACCACTGTACTACGCGAGATGTAACGGCTCTCATGCCATACGGACGTCGGGAGCGCGATTGCACCCGACGTCCACTACTATATATAAGGAGCAATTATGGCCAATACCACGGATACCACTACCGAGCCGACCGACGATAAGCCGCAGGACCACGTCGACACGCCTAACGACGATATTAACCCGGAACCGGACGAGGGCGACGATACACCCGCCGATGCCGGTGAGGATTACGGGGCGCAGATTCAAGCGCTACGCGACGAAGTAGCGCAGGTCAAAGCCATGCTTGATGCCATGGGAATCGGCCAAGGGGAAGTCGCGGAACCGGAAGAACCGTCGGACGATAGGCCACGCTCATACGATGATTTATTCCGCGACGACGACGAGTGATATACTCATAGAGGATAATTACCCACAATTATAGGAGAAATCATGGCTAAGAGTCAGAATGGCGAACAGGTTAGGCCGCTGGTACAGGGCACTAACGCTGACATCATTAATCTTATTCGAGACGAGGCATCGCCCGAATTCCAGCGGCGTATTCCCGCCGCCACCAAGGCGACGATGCATGACACGCTGCAAACGCTCATGCGCTATGAGAGTGTGCGTAATGAGTTTTATGACGCGCTCGTGAATGAGATTGGCAACCGGTCTATTAATAAGCTGCGGTGGCAGAACCCGCTGGCCGAGTTCAAGCGCGCCGCCATGCAGTACGGGTCGACGCAAGAGGAAATCGCCGTAGGCATGGTCAATGCTCACGTATACGACCCTAATAACGAGTATTTGGGCGACGATATTTACGGCACCTATAAGGCTCCCATTAAGTCTGTTTTCCACACGGTGAACCGTGAAAACTGGTATCCGATCACCATTAATGAGTCTCAGGTCCGTAAGGCTTTCGAGAATGCTGACAGCGGATTGTCGATGCTTAATGCGGAAATCATGCAGTCGCCCGTCACAGCCGATAATAATGACGAGTTTCTGTCGATGTGTAATCTTTTCCCTGAATACGCGAATATGGGCGGGTATTGGAAAGTGCATGTTCCCGCCATTTCGCTTGACTCGGACGCGCAGGCGGCGGCGCGACAGTTGCTGAAAAACGTGCGCGCCATGATTTACAAGCTGCCCATCAAGCCATGGACTGAGTATAATGCCGCACACATGCCATCGGTGGTGTCTCGGGATGATTTGATTCTTTTCACTACGCCCGAGGTCCATGCGGCCATGGATGTGGACGCATTGGCCGCAGCGTTCGGCGTTGATTACATGGCCGCTAACGCCCGTATTTTCGATATTCCATCGGAAATGTTCGGGCTGGAAAAAGCGCAGGCCGTGCTCACCACCAAGCAACTATTCTACGTTTGGGATTATCAATACCTGACCACTACGAGCGGCATGAATCCGATCAGTCAGAATACAAATTATTTCCTCCATCACAAAGAGGCTATTTCGTTGTCTCCATTCGCCCCGGCCGTGCTGTTTTGGGAGGGTGACGGCTCGATGGAAATCATTAAAGCATTGGGCGATATTACTATTGACGCGCCGACCTTGCAGGTCGCGTTGCAAAAGTACGGCAATCCGGCTGTGCAGCCGACCGACGTGCAGCGTGGCGGCGTAGTGCAGGTCGTGGCCAATGCCACGTCTGCGAACTTCCCCAACCTGAATAATGTCGGTGTGTCGTATAAGATTGTTGAAAACGACGCGAGTGCCGCCGGGGCTAAGCTGCCCACCGACACCCAGTTTACGACTATCACGAACACGGGCGTGCTTCGCGTGGGACTCGGGGAGACGGCGAGCACCATCACCGTTGAGGCTACGGTGTCGTATATTGACCCCGCAACCCCGGAAGTGGTGAAGAAGATTGCAAAGCGGCTCGCCGTGCCCGTGAGTGGCGACGGGCTGCTCGGATTGCAGTCCGGGTTCGTGACCGCCCTCACCGTGGCAGCTCCGGCAACCCTTGGTGTCGGTAAGACTGACCACGTTGTCGCTACAGCCACGCTCACCGATGGCCGGACGGCCGACGTGTCCGCACTGGTCACATGGTCGGTCGATAAGCCCGATGTGGCTACGGTGGCTGTCGATGGCTCCATGACCGGCCTTAAGGCCGGGGATGTTGTGGCGTCCGCCACGCTGTTTGCCGTGACCGCTCAAGCGTCGAAGACCACGGTCGCATAACCGCATAGTGGTATAATAGGACTCATTACGTAGCGTAATGGGTCCTATTTTTTATGACAGGAGTAAGAGCATGGCTGAGCAGGGTAATGGGTTATCGTGGGCGTACTTTCCGCCTAATACGTCGTTTAAATTGTGTAACGTACCATGGGACATGTCCTATAGGGATATTGTACGATTTGGTGACCATAGTGCGCAAGATGATTATTTTAATGCGCTCCCCGGGGTTACGGTAACCAATACGTCAGGGCACCGATTTAATCAGCCGGTCAAGCTTAATATCCCATTTAATAAAGCGAATCAATATAATTATATTATTGTCAAAAACGATTACCCTCAAGTCGAGCAACCCCGGTATTGGTATTATTTCATACAAAATATTACTATGGTGAATCTGTATGTTTCACAGTTTAATATCATGTTGGACGTGGTGCAATCATTCCAGTTCGACGTGCAATTAGGTAATTGCTATGTTGAGCGCGGCCATATTGGTATCGCTAATGAGAACGCTGAGCAGGATGGTGGACGCGCATATCTTGATATTCCTGAGGGATTGGACACGGGTTCAGAGAGCCAAATAACCTCGCAGTCGTATAATTATTTTATTAAAAACGGGACACAATTAGCAGATTCTACGGCCTCAATTGTTGTGCTGTCTACTGTCGATTTAAGCAATGATGCCGGTAGTGTTGATAATCCTAAAATATCTACAGCGTCGGGCGTTTCCATTAATAATATTCCCAACGGCATTAACATGTACCTATTTAAAACAGTTACCGACTTTTTCGTGTTCATGAAAATGGGCGCTAATTATCCGTGGATTATGCAAAATATTCAAAAAATTTATATGATACCTAATGATATCAAATTCTCAGGCAATCCTGGCCTCACCCGCACGGTGCCGTTTGGGAAATCTAACGTTGATATCGAAATGTATACTATTCAAATGGGGCAGATCGATGTCGATAAAGATATTGCCACGGATGTTAATTTTAGGAACAATTTTATCATACCTGACAGGTATCGGAATCTGAAAAAGTTCAGAACATTCCCCTATGCGTGGATTGAATTCACGCTTATGAACGGGAATAGCATTATTATCAGGCCGCAGGATATTTATCAGAATAATCTCACGTTGCATGAGGTGGCCTACTATGGTCCGCCAACGCCACGGGCAGCGTTTTACGTGCGCTCGCTCCATGGGGGCGATAATGGCGGCGACGTGATGCGCGAGGAGCGCGGCGAAATGCTCAACAGTACTATCGGAGTTGTGGACTACCCCTCATTGGCCGTGGTCAATAATGCCGGGCAGATCTACCTAGCGTCCAACGCGCACAGCATTGACTATCAGCGGCAGTCGGCTGACTGGAGCCAGCAAAAAACCTCCATGGGTATTAACAATGCGTACGCGCAAGCGCAACTGTCAGCCGGGTATGCAGAGCAACAGACGGGCCTCGGTAATCGCAATCGTAGCGCCATGGCGGGCATTAGCAATCAGTCCGCGACACGCTCAACGGATATCGCGCAAAATCAGGCCAATTTTGACTACGGCATGCAACAGCTCAACACTATCGGCGGGGGTGTGGCAAACGTGCTCGGCAATGCCGCTACCGGCAATATCGGTGGGGCGATCGGAGCCGCCGTAGGTGCCGGCATTGGCGCGTATGCCAATAATGCGACGTACAATCAAGGCAATCAGACGCGTGCCGCCCAGCTCGGTAACACGGTCGATACGACCAACGCGCAAACCTCGCAGTCCAACAGTTACGCGAGTCAGCAGACCGGCCTCAGTAATCAACAGTCGCTACAATTTGCGGACATGAACCGGAACATGGCGACAGCCGTAGCGTCCGGCGACTATGCTAACGCCATTGCTGGCATTAACGCGAAAATACAGGACACGGCACTCATGTCGCCTAACGTGGCTGGTCAGATGGGGGGTGATGTGCTCTTGTATGCGTCGAATCGGTGGCGTATTTGGCGGCGGTATCGTCAAATCATGCCCGCCGCCATGCGTGACATCGGCGAGTATTGGCTCCGCTACGGCTACTATGTGCAACGATTTTTAAAACCGCCTGAATCGTGGCAGACTATGGAGCATTTCACGTTTTGGAAAATGCATGAACTGTATATTAGATCAAGCACATGCCCTGAAGAGTTTAAATTAGCCATTAAGGGCATTTTTGAGAAAGGCGTGACCGTGTGGAATAGTCCCGATGATATTGGTGCTATTGACTATGCTGACAATGATCCGCTGACGGGAGTACGATATTAATATGGCTAGCACAACTACTAAACGCACAATACGCAACGCTAATCCCGCGTATCAGCAAGCCGTGGCAGCATTCCGCCCCACGGCCGGAATGAGCGACGGGGCCGTGCTCATGCAGTCGGCGCGTATCGACATGTATGCCAAACTGCTCAAATCATTGGCCGTGTCCCGTTTCACGTGGCGCGGACTGCCTAACGGCATTGACTCGCGCTATCTCGAATTGATGCTGCTCGAGCAGGGTATGGTACTGTTTTTCCCTGATATTCGTAAAAATGTGCATCGTTTTATGGTCACAGCGGCATCATATCAGGGTAACGTTAACCCGTATTTTAACGCTACCGAATTCACCCCCGTAGCTAACAATTATAGCTATAAAACATTGACGGCTAAAGAGTGCGTGCCGATTTGGGACAATCTCATCAGGCAACCGTTTAACGATATTATCACATTATATGCGCAGCGTTTGGCTATGGTCGATAGGGCGTTGGACGTGAATTTGGACAACATGAGCATCCCTCTTATCGTCACCGTGGAGGATGAAAACCAACGATTGACGCTAGAAAATATGATTAAACAGAAACAGGACGGTGTTCCCGCTATTCTCGTCTATGGCGATGGCTTGGGATCGCAATTCCAGTCATTCCCTAACACTACCCCCTATTTGTCTGATAAATTGCTTTCGGACAAAGCGCAGATTTGGAATGAGTGCATGGGTTTCATGGGCATTCAAAACAGCAATACCGAGAAAAAGGAACGACTCCTAACTGGGGAGGTCGCGGCCGGTTCGGAAAAAACCAACATTTTTAGATTGAGTTTTTTGAAAGCCCGCCAACAGGCGTGCGATACCATTAAACTGTTGTGGCCCGCATTGCATGATATTGGTGTCGATTGGTCAGATGCTACAAGCGGTGGCATTTTGAATACGGACAAGGATGATAGCGATGAATGATAGCGGAGCGTATAGCGACCTGGCTATGCCGGAATTCCATGCAGACTATACGACACAATTGGGGCATCTTGTCGCACTCGGCTACGATAATGATGCGTCACTACATCTTGATAAGTACCCTATTTTTGACGAAGCATATCGCAATAAGCTGAATAGGAAAATTATTGAACACTATATTTTTAGGGAAATTGGTGTAGAAACGCCACAAATGTTTACGTTTAATTTGGGCCGTAAAATGAACGAAATCATGCCCTACTATAATCAATTGTATGTGTCCACGCAAACCAAATTCGACCCGCTGCTCACCCAAGATTTATACAGCGATTCGAACCAAACACAAACATCGGAATCGTCTGCCAAGAGCAGCGCAGAGCAGACTGGCAAGAACGATACGACTAGTGACACGACTACGAAAACTCATTCAAGCGCCACCACGGTGCACAGTGAATTCCCGCAAACACGCCTAGCGGACTTTTTGCAGTATGCGACTAACGCAGACCAAACCAATTCGGATACCGACTCGAATACCACCGGCTCACAGTCTGCGACCAGTTCGAGCAGTGGCAGCAATGTCACTGATTTTACCCACCAGTCTGACTCGGGTAATGGTACCGTCCATAGCCACGGCTATGCGGGGATGAGTGGCGCGCAGCTTATCACCGCATGGAGGTCAGCCATGCTTAACGTCGACATGATGGTCATAGAGGAGCTGGCACCGCTGTTTATGCGGATAGTGGGCACACCGTCGCGCATGACATGGCCCCGATATGGCGGGCCGGACGTGTATACTGGAGTAAGATTCTAAGCTCGAAAGGATTATACATATGCTACATAGTGAGACATTGTGGCCTACGACGCGGCCCCCCGCTTTTGAGCGAGTCGGCTCAACTCAGCCGTTTAACTACCGCGACACGCTGTCCTTGCTTGACTACGTGAATCAGGTTGTGGAGCATATCCAGTCCGTACAGTCGGATGTTGACGGCGACATGGGCATCATTAATGGTGATGTGCAAACCATGCAGGATACCCTAGCGGCCATGCTGCTGGATATGGCTAACCTCCGCGATGAGCTTATCGCCATGATTAAACAGGCGGCGGCTAGCGATAATATCATGGTATGGTCAGTGTACGGCCAGCAGGTAGCGCTCCAGCGGGCGCTCGATGATATGTATGATGCCGATCGGACTCACGGTCTGTTCGTATCCGATTTCGATAATCTCGAATTATCCCCCGCGCAGTTCGACGCGCTCAATGTCAGCCCCCGCGTTTTTGATTTGCATAGTACTAATAAGGTTAATACTGTTTCGGGTGATATTACCCGCGACGATATCCTATGGTTTAAGGACTAATATCATGCCCAGTATGCAACACACGCCTAATTACGGTCTCACGCAATATGGGTCATATGGCGACAAAGTGTCACTTATTGAAGACTATAATCATGATATGAAAATTATTGATTTGAAAATCAAAGCACTCGAAGATAAAATAATGCAGCTCCAAGCCGCACAACACTAAGGATAACAGCCATGCCTAGCGCTAATAAAACACCGAATTATAATCTCACTCAATACAGCAATAATGGTAGCGATAAAATCTCTGCGCTTAAAGATTACAACGAAGATATGTTGAAAATTGATACGGCTATTACATCCGCTGACACGAAAGGCGCAGCCGCTGTAGGCACGGCGAATGCCGCAGACGGTAAGGCCGGTGCAGCACAAGCCGCTCTTAATGCGTTGGGAGCAGGTACAACCGCCGACGCGACAGCGCTCAAGAATACTATCAGCAGCAAAGCGCCCCAATCAAGCACCTACACTAAAGACGAAGTAGGCTCGGCCATTAGCTCGGCTGTCAATCCGAAAGCAAATAAGACAGACGTTTACACTACGACACAAGTAGACTCGAAAATCAATGCACTATACACTAAAGCGCAAGTTGATACGGCTATTTCCACTGCGACAGATCCGAAAGCCAATAAAACGGGCGTGTATACGAAAACAGAGGCCGACTCCCGCTTTGTCCTACTGCCCAAGGCGGTCGAAAGTACCGTTGTTATAGGCGACTCTATTAGCTATGGTACCGGAGCAAGCTCGTTAGCAAATTCGTGGGCAAACAAGTATGCAGCTTATAGATCTACAGGTGCAAACACGTCATATGGATGGAATTTTTCCCAAAACAACGCCGGGTACATTAACGGCGGCGCGGGCATAGTGTTTAACGACCAGCTTACCGCAGCTAGCAACAACACTTCATTCAATAACGGCGATGTAACGCATGTTCTTATTGTCGGCGGCGCGAACGATAAGGTACCTATTAGCGGAAATAACGTGCAAAACGCGGCGGTAGCGTTGTTTCGTCGTGCGCAAACAATATTCCCTAACGCGAAAATCATTGCAGTACCATGCTTGCTAGGCATTCAAGGACGATATCGCTATCACCTGAATATTAATGCCGTAATCGGACAAATCGAACAAGCGATTGGCATGTGCAAGGGAATCCAGGAAATACCGTTCGGATGGGAGTGGCTAAACGGGAATGCCGATTGGTCGGCTGACTATGCCATACACCCCAATGACGCGGGGAACATGGAAATTCTCAAGCATATCGCTGAGGGTGTGGACGGTGGCGTTTCGCGATGCAATTGGATAGGATCATGGGCGGGATCGAACGGTCACACGACTATCAAATCAGGGCAGGTTCGTTGCGTCGACGGCATGGTTACCGCGTACGCTAATTTCGGGTATGTGAATAATGTGCCGGCGTACGAAGATTTTGCGCAATGCACTATCGGCGCGGCCGCTAATATCAACTTCTTCGTTCCCAATAGTAAAAACGCGACGTTCTATGTTCATGAAGACGGTAACCTGCATTTAGCGAAAATCGGTTCGACCACTACGCTTAGCACAACCGACGACGTTTGGGTGCAATGGTCCAAGCCGGTCGGCATGTAGTTGACGGTTAGCATACGGCCCTGACTTCGGTCAGGGCTTTACGCTATGCTAGCATCATGTCAGTTCAAAGCATGTATGCCATGTATGTGATAGGCCAAGTAGAGTCTAATCACAATTGGACGGCCATTAATCCTAGTGACCCGATTACGCTTGGCATGATGCAATGGTATGGGAATCGCGCTAAGTCGCTTATCCTACGCGGTAAGGCGAACGACTCAGCGGGGTACGCTCAATATTTTGCCAGCACAGCCGCCGCGAAAGTGGCCGAGGCGAATCAGGATATGAGCTACTATTATGTGACGCAAGCCGATGCCACCGCATGGCACGCATGGGCGGCAACCGACCCTAATCATGCCATGCAGCAGGCGCAATGGGAGGATGATTTCACCGCCTACCAACAGGTTTGCGACTCGCATGGGTTCCCAGCGGGCAACATGCGCGAGCGCATTTTCTTCATGACCATGTATCATCAGTCGCCCGTGTCAGCGTTCCGGGTGCTCGGATCCACTAGTGGCACTGCCAGTCTTGATTTGCTGCACTCTACGGCGCTCAATGATGGTGTGTTGGGACAGTATCGCAACCGGTACGACACGGCATACAACATGCTCAAAAATTGGGATGGTCAGAGCGCGCCGCCTGATTTTGGTCAGGTAGGGGACGCTCCCACGCCCGGAGGCGACCCGGGTGGTGGTGGTGTCATTAACCCGAAACCCGCACAACAACGGTATATCTCACTGGTAGGCGACGTGCTCATACTGCATGATAATGGTAAAACATCCCAATTTTATCAGACGGCGCAACAGGTGTGGACGAACAGCAGCACGGCCGGCACGCCTATTAGCGGCGGGCAGACTGACAGTGGTAGCGATACCGGGTCGGATGCTGGAGCTAAGGTTGTTGCTTGGGTTGCGGCGCGTGTCGGAAAATACGCCTACTCGCAGGGGCCGGGGCGGCTTGACCCGGAGTCGTCCGGCTATACGGATTGCTCCGGCGTGTGGTGGCGAGCATATCAGGATGTGACCGGCATAAACGTCGGACGGTGGACCGGCGAACAGGCCGGATTGGGCACGCGTATCGCCGTCAGTGGCACCGATACGCCCGCCAGCGCTGTAGCTAAAAGCAAACCGGGCGACCTCCTGCTACTCACATGGTCCGGCCATAATCCTAACTATGACCACGTGGAGGGCATGGCAGGAACCGGCACAGATCAAACATTATCCCACGGCGGCCCGGGGAATGGCCCGAACTATTTTCAGGCCACGGGCGAAATGGGTATGGCGAGCGAATGGGAACTACGACGCTATGTGTAACGTGATATACTAATACCATGACCGCACCTCTAGCATCTCACGTCCTTAACGAGGGGGACTATTACGACTATCATGACGTGCTCACCTATAACGCGCCATGGACGTTCATTATTGGCGCTAGAGGTCTTGGTAAAACGTATGGCGCTAAAAAACTTTGCATCCGTGATTTTATCAAAAACGGTGCGCAGTTTATTTATTTAAGACGAACCGACGTTGAACAGAAAAGCAAGGGAACGTTTTTCGCCGACGTTGGCGACGCATTCCCCGATTACGAATTTAGAGTCAATGGCGCTCAAGCCGAATGCCATTATATTAAAGACGATGCTAAAACATGGCATATCATGGGATATTTCATCGCACTATCCCAAGCGGGTGGCAAAAAATCAATACCATACCCCGACGTGCGCAACATTATTTACGACGAAGTCTTCCCCGACAATCAGCAATTCTTGAGCAACGAAGTCACCGCGCTCGAAGAATTTTACAACACTGTCGACCGTTGGAAAGATAAAGTACGCCTATTTTTCCTATCCAATGCCGTTATCAAAGCTAATCCATATTTTGCCAAATTCCACATCTCATTAGATGAACAGCAACATGATAGGCAGGAAATTAAAGCGTACGGCGGCGGGTTCATCGTCATACAATTAGCCGACTATGGTGGTTTCAGTGCAAAAGTCGAGCGCTCGCGCTTCGGCAAATTCCTCAGACAATACGACTCCGATTATGCCGACTATGCGATAAATAATAAATTCCGGGATGATAGCAGCACGCTCATCATGCCATTAGACTCGGACGAAGACGGATATTCGTATACGCTCGACACGGAAGATTACGGCAAGTTCGGCGTATGGTATCACCTTGACAATGAGTTCCAAGGTTTCCTCATATCACGACGTGTTAAAAAAGGACAGCAATCCGAGTACACGCTAGATTACCGTCATGTGTCCGAAACCATGGTGTACATTAAACGCGGCGACCCGATAGCCCAACGGCTCGCCAACGATTACCGTCGCGGAAGAATACGCTTCGACGATACGCAGATTAAAGCAGATTTTAGCATGGTCATAGGATCCATGCTAGGAAAATAGGAGGAATCATGGACAACGCAACAGACTGGTGGCTTATCGCCACCGGAGTATTGATTATTGGCGATTATGTGACAGGCTCGGCACCGGTGGTACTATGAGATTCGAGAGCGCCGAACAACAGGCAATCTTCATGAATTTGTTCGGCTCCAAACTGTAGCCGACTAGAAAGGAAAAACAATGTCACAAACAGTAATACTTAATGGGTTCGCGCTCATGACTGCGCTCATCATCGTAGACTATCTTACAGGACTAGCGAAGGCAGTGAAAAACAAGAACGTGTCTTCGAGCGTCATGCGCGAAGGATTGTTGCGAAAATTCGTATACTATCTTGTCTCAATTACGGCACTTATTATCGATATCGAGTCCGGGAAGATTGATCTAGGGTTCAGCCTCCCGCTTTTCATTCCCACGATTATCGCAATTTCTCTCATCGAGGTTTCGAGCATCATGGAAAATGCGGGCGGAATAGACCCCGAACTGAAAACCTCAGGCATATTCAACTTGTTCAACAAGAACAGAAAGGACGACAATGGGACTCAGAACACCACAACAAGCGCTTAATTACGCTGTAAACAACCTAACAGCAGGCTATAACAACTGGTGTCTGCTGTTCGTGCAAACCGCCTATAATGCGCAAGCCACGCAACCGTCAGCGCAGGAAGCTTGGGATAATGCGGGCGAAAAACACTCGGGGTATCCGAATATTCCCGGACTGCCTATCTATTTCTCGCAAGCCGGGAACCCATACGGGCATATCGCATTATGGACCGGACCCGACACCATGTACACTACGGATAGTAGTGTCGGACACCCGCATTATGATTCAATCAGCAAGTGGATTAATCAGTATGGCTACAGGTATTTAGGTTATACTACGGATTTGGAAAACCAAACAATACCCAGCGTTTTTACGCTGGGGAATGGAGAAATCATGGCAATCAGCGATCAGGATGCGGCGAAAATCGCGGCAGCAGTATGGGGATACTCATACCCTCAGGCTCCAGCTACGGGCGGAAACATGTACAACAGTCTTGCGCAGATTCTCAAGCTACTGAAATCAGTGCCGCAAGACGTATGGGGCTATGATTGGAAGGACGGCAAGACAGGCGAGGGAGCGCCGGACGGCGGCAACATGTATAACGAGGTCGGCAACATTGCGAGTCGCGTCAAGAAAATCGCTGGACAGTAATATAATGGTTGCTTGTGAAACATAAACGCAAGCGGCCTAAACTACGTCACCCCATATCACACTGGATAGCCGAACTAATCAGGCGATTATACTAGAACCCCGCACAGCATTACGCTACGCGGGGTTCAATCATATGCAAATATAATAGACGACCATTTCAATTATTCCCGCCACTTGTGATATAAGTGGCGACGTCAACGATATCGTAACCTAGCAGTAGTAACGCACGACGAGCATACCAGTATGCGCGTCGCCTATCGGATGCTTCCTTGGAAAAATCGCCATCAGCACAATAATACAGCTTAGTCAACACATTACCACGCTTCAAAGTAGAAACCTGACTAATCATTTCAATCACTCCCTAACCATTTAACCGTTGCACCCTGCAACTGATATAAATATACCACACCACAACACAAAACACAAAACACGCACGCCCCGCGCGTGTCGCAAACACAAACACACAAAACACAAAACCAAGAAACACAAAACAAAACCACAAACAAACAC